TATCACAAAGTTTAGTTTGTTTAAACGGCTTCTTTGATTTTATGTCTACAACTTTAGGCATCATTCACTTCTCCTTTCATCTGAATTAACACCAACCACAAACAATGTTAGCTTATCAGAATGTTCACCCATTACTTGTAGTATTTGTTCCCATATACCCTCTTGGAAATCCTCGTGGTATAAATCTAAAAATTTACCTTGGGGTATTATATCCCAATTAAATTTTTTAAGAATTTTTTTTTGTTCATCAGTTAATGTAAATATATCTTTAGCACCAATAGACTTCGTCATTGTTGTCCTCACTTTCTTCACTTGGTTTTTCATTTTGTCTATGCTCTTGGACATCTTCATCTAAAAAATTATAAAGTTTATCCATTACATATTTTCTTAGTTCATCTTGCTCGTCATGAGTAAGTCGTCCTTGCCTATTAAAGTAAGCATTTAGTTTATCAAAAATGTATGTGAATTGGTGGTCTATGAAATCATTATCTTCTGCCACTTCTTCAAAGTTAAACTTAGTAATTGGTTTACCCTCATATAAACAATTACTCATCACTTCTTGGTACTGTTCTTCGATTTTATAATCTAACTCAGCCCATGTTTTCTCTTGCAATTTTAAATGTTGATTACTCATTATTCCTCCACTTCAGTTAAGGTTGCATCAGCATAGGCATTATCTACATATCTCAATGTGCCTTGTATCTCAAACCCACCTTGATCAACCAAGATTTGCCTTGCTTGTTCTTCGTTGTCAGCTTTTATTTTATAGTCATAACAACAATCGACTTGAAAATGATATGTCTTTTTACTCATCTCACTCCCCAATCTTCAGCAATTACTTTTCTGCTTTCTCGTGTGTTGTCATATATTCTAACGTCATATCCCTCCATGCCTTGCAGTTCTGCAAACTCATGAGCTTTGGATAAGTCGTTAAACTCTCTCTCTTTTATTTTATTAGTAGTTTTATATTCTACTGTGTAATGTTTCATATTTCTCACTCACTTTATTATTTAATTAATATTATTACAGTTTTGTTATGATGTAAAATGTTTCTCCAAAATCTGTATATTCTTTTATTTGATACCTAGTCTTATGCTTTCTGATATACTTAATCTTTTCAATCTTAATACATCTGTAAGCATTTTTTTCCTGGTCAAATACTTGTAGGATATTATTTTGTTTTAGATTTTTTCTTAATCCTAACATTGAGTCTCTTTTGCTATATACAAAAGTTCCACTCTCTTTATCAAGATATTTAATTCTATTCTTAATATCTCCAATAAGATATCTAGTTGATCCGTCAGTTTTGGTGAAACAAACCTCAAGTTTTTTTGTGTTATCTTTATTGATAAGATTAAACAATGCTCTTTTGTATCTCTCAATATTAAGAGGAATGTTTAAACTATATGTATAGTTTTCTAGTTTAGTTTTTGTTAACATGTATTCTCACTTTCTTTTGTTAATGTTAATTGTCTATCTTAATTAATAAATTATAAATTTTTATATGTCAAATAAAAAATTATTTATTCAATTAATTAATTATTATTCTTACAATATTAGTCCTAATAATAACCATTGTATAAATAGTATTGAACAAAATAAAATTGCTAATGATTTTATAATTGGATTAATCATAATATTTATCTCCTTTTTTAATGTTATCTATCGCCCATAACGGTTGTAGATTTTTATAATTAAAACATTCTAGTTGTTCTTCTTCAAGTTCTAAGTTAAACAAACTACAAGGTTTTATGTGGTCAATATGCCATTCGCCATAATTATTCCAACTCATACCTTGTTTAAACATACTTTCTAAATGTTTAATTAATTCTTCTTGAGTACACCCAATCAGCTCTTTAGTTGTTTTGCTTTTACTTGATCCATTAATAAAATGTCGTAGTCGCCTTGATAAATTTTCTTTTATTAAAAAACCAACATCAGTTTTTCTTTTTTTAGCAAGATACTTTTGTTGGCTTTCAATAATCTTTTCTTTATTATCTCGCCTATATATTTGCCGTTGAGCATTTATTTTTTCCTTATTCTCAGCTTTATATTTACGACACCTTAAACGGCTCTTTTCAATAAAACCTTTTTCAAGTTTCTTTTTTTCATACCATAGCTTTTGGTATTCTTTTTGTTTTTCTTTATCTTTATATCCCATTTAATAATCCCTTATAAAACTGTATGCAACACAGATAATAGCAATCATAAAATATATGAATGTAAAGATTAAAAATACATCACTAATCATTACAAGTGCTAATGATATTATTGATAGTATAAAGCACAAAAAACTTGCTTCTAATAGTTTATAATTTTTCATTGTTCATCTCACTTTCTTTTTAAAAATTAATTGTGTAAGTTTGTTCCATTAAAATTTCTTCTTCAATATCTTTTAAAAATTCTTTATCATCTTTAAAAGTAAATCTGAATTCAGAATCATATCTAAAAGTTTTTTTACTTACTGAATCATAAACAACAGTATCCATAGTTCCGTCGTCAATAATTTGTAAATCAATTATATATTTTTTAGTTAATTCACTCATTATTTATCTCACTTTCTTTTTTTGTTTATATTATTATTATTGTTAAGACTATTTAAAAAACTTTCACAATCTCTTAAATAGTTTTTACTTAAATTATTATGATTACATACAAAATAATTTAGTAAACTTTTATGATTTGATTTAATCTTATTCATTGTTTTATAAATACTCTTTTTAATCTTAAAAGTTTTAATTGTGATTTAGATAAATTTTTATTTTTATTTAATCTTTTAAAACTATTTGGATTTAATAATTGATTATCTCTATTTATATACATCAATACTTTTTTATTCATTTTATAACTTTCGTTTATAATTAATATTTTTTTATTTTCTCAACAATTACATTCGTTGTTTCTTTTCTATAACATAACAAACAATCCTTGCATTTTTGACCCGTGCAATTTTGTTCATTAACAAACTGATCAACGGCAACATTATTAAATGTTTTATCAAAATGCTTAGGAATCTTTTTTAATATTGAATTAGTTTTTTTTACTGAATAAATCAAAATTAAATTTCCTGGTTTTTTTCTTTTGTTGAAAAATGGTTTAATAATATCCGTTCTTTTAGACCATAGTGCAAAAGTACAATGCGGATTTTTTTCCGCAATTTTACAGTAATTTTCTATATGATTAAATTTAGGATAAGTTTTTATTACTTCGCCTTTATCGTTTATTACATCTGTTAATAATTCACCATGAGCATTTAAACGATAATAAGCTTGTAAAATTGTTGGAATTTCATTGTCATTTAATAAACGTTCTGCTAGGTATTCATTGCGATCTAATGCTGGTGCAACGTTTTTGCGGACTCCTTGCAACATTTCTTGCGAATAACAAACACCGCATATATTAATAACACAACCAGCTTTTTCATTTTCAATTTTACCATTAACATAATTGTCATAACAAAATTTATTTTTTAACGTATTATTACTAATACTTTGTAGTCCAATTAATTTACCAGACATTGTTGACTCGTGGGGCATAACTGGGAAATTATAATTTTTCATTTTCTCACTTTCTTTATTAATATTTGATTTACTTAGATAATGTTAAAAACGATCACAAATAAATCTTATATAATTTTAAGCAAATATTTAAAACATTGTCAAATATTATTTAAAATAAATATCATTTTAATCTAAAGAACTGATTTTAAATTAATAAATAAATATATTTTAAATGATAGGATATAAATTTTATATAATTATAATGTATAAATTTAATTGTACACAAAAAAGATGTACAACCAGGATTAACTACAATTAAAAAATGTAGTATAATATAATGTACACAAAAAAAATGTAGAATTATAATGGCTATATCTCAACGGGGAGGGAAAAAATGTGCCGTGCCTTGCTGTATATATATATGCACCCCCCACAAAATTAGCAGACAAATCATAATTACTATATGTCAATTATTTGACACAACTTTACAAAAATAAATGTCAAAATTATGACATTACGACTTCGTGGTTTCCCAAAACACCCCCCTTTATTTTATTTCTAGGGTACCCATACTCCTGTTTAGAAAACACAGCAATCATGAATTTACCACCCTCTAATCCGGGTCGTACCTCGTAGTGCTTACCACTGGTCTGACAGTAGAAATCAACATCATTAAAACCAGCTTGTTTACCCATAGCTTCAAACTCTTCTGGTGTGTAGTGTTTATAGTGGAATTCATTAACCGGAGGTAGCTGATGAGGCCTTACTCGTTCGTTTGGTGATGAGCAGATAAATAAATTTGTTTTCTCTCCAGCTAAATCAAAAACACTTTGAGCTAAATCTGGTGGTATGTGTTCGATAAACTCAAATGATACAACAGCATCATATCTATCTCGTAATAATCCTTTCTTCAACTTTGTAAAATCTTGTAGAATATAATTAACTCTGGGAGCTTTGTTATCATACGATTTTAAAAATACTTCATGTGCCTCTTTAGATTTATCAATACAGTCTACCCAGCTTGACATTATGTTTTGCATAATCACAGAACCATAGCCAATACCACAACCAATATCAAGAACGTGGTCTGGTTCGGTCAGTTCTTCAAGTTTCTTACAAGCAAAGTTATATCGTTCTAAATGATCTGGCCGAATGTTGTTCGGATCCATTATTCGTTCAACCATCTAATGCTTTCATCCGTGTTGTCCAATATTTATCAAGTATATAATACCAACATGCATTAATACATGGTTCTACTAAAGCAACTAACCCAGCTTCAAACAACGAAGCACCAGTTAGCCAGTATACAACATTCATAGCTATAAACACATGACCACATGTATAGATACAAGTTCGTCCAATACTTGTGTTTATCATGTTACAACTTTCATAATACAACCTTGTTTCCAAGATCTAGCCATCGGTACAACCTCTCTTTTAAAATTTACACACCATTCACTCAAAGCTTTCCATTCTCCCTCCTCCCATTTAGGATAAGGGGACAAAGGCGATGGTAATAAATCATCGAAACGCATTAATGTACCGGCTACAATCTGATCATTAAGTAATTCTAATATAGTTTTTGTTGATACGTATAGATCACAATCAATATTCATAAACGATATGTGTCGTTTGTGGTCTTTTTTCCATACAGGTATGGTATCTTCAAACCAACCTTCATGTAAAACCACGTTTGGCACCACCTTTGGTAGCTCTGTTAAAGCAAAATGTCCTTTTTCTATAACTTTGTGCCCCATAAACCACTGCTCTGGTAGTCCTTCAAAGCTATCAAACCCATGAAACGTAACTTTTTTGTTTAAACTTGCTAAATAATTTATAGATTTACCTTCATACACCCCAAATTCTGTGTAGTGTCCTTTTGGATGTTGTATATTTTGCATACAAAAGTGATATTCCATAGCCCTATTGTCCAAAAGAACCATTGGTTGGTATAAAAACTCTTCAGATTGCATATTGTTCCTTGATTTTTAGTATTTTGTGATAATAAACAATGACTTGTTAACTGTCAATAAACAAAGTATATTAAATATACTGGTTGAATCTACCTTACATACCTAAAAATGTTAAGGAAAGCCTCGTAAATGTTAATTGTCTCCTATGGCTCAAGTGATCCCAGTGTAATTAGGGGGAGTCATAAGCTCCCTCTACGTTAACAACACAGGATAGGTATGGATATTTTAAAAGAACGTAAAAAAAAGATAAAAGATATTTTAACTCCTCATATTTTGTATGGTAAACTATCAGAAGACCAGATTATTGAAATGATTCGCATCGAAAGTGCAGATTACAAAAATAAATCAGCTGGTAAAATGGGAGAGTTAAGAGCTGAACTAGAACGAAGACGACTATTAAGACTTCGTAGAACAAACCCTGATGAATTTGATAGGAGGATAGACATAATGTTAGAAAGACCATCAAAAGATGTAGATGAAAAGAGAACACGACTACCACGAGGGCTAACACCCATGCAAGAAAAGTTTTGTATGGAGTATGCAGCCACTGGTGATGAACTAGCTTCGTATAAAAAAGCTGGATTCAAAGAAGCCAAAGATGATCCCAATACAAGAATCCGTGCTCGTCAACTTTTTAAGAACGAAAAGATTGAGGCAAGAATTGATGAGTATCAAAAGGAAGCCATTCGTAAGATATCGTGGACAAAAGAAAAAGTTCTTGAGAAAATAGGAGAAGTTTATTCTAACT